GGTTGCATGTTGGCTGTGGGTTTAATTGCTTGGGGTGGTATTTACTTTTATCTGCACTGTAATAAATATGGCTGCACATGAAAGAAATAATAGAGGGCTTCAAGCAGTGGTTCAAAGTGGCGTGTTACGTCGCTTTTGCTTGGTGGTTTCTGGATTTCGTCAAGTCACTTCCCGAACCTTTAGCTGCACGGGTGATGGATGCGGCGTTATCTAAATTACCGTTTTGAGGTGGATATGAATCTAAAAGGTACTGTCACTGTGATTGCTGCTGTCTCCTTGATGGGGGTGGTGGGCTGCATGATCTATATGTTCTTGCTGGCTATCTATGACCCTACTGTGGATGACAAGCTGGTGTTTGACATCATCGGCCCTGCTTTCCAGACCATTGTTGGTGGATTTATTGGATTGATTACCGGCATACATATCGGTGACAAGAAAGACGAATAATGTCCATCTTCAACCCGTATGTCCTGTTAGGCATTGTGCTGGCGCTATTGGGTGCATTCTTTACTGGACACCATCAAGGGTATGCACAGGCAGAGGCTGAGCAACAAGCTGAGATTGCAAGGCTAAATGCAGAGGCTCGTGAGGTTGAACGTGCGATGACTGTGAAGGTCAACGACATATCCACAAAACTCCAGAAAGCAAACAATGATGCAAAGATTGAAATTACTAAGCGTGACCTTGCCATTGCTGACGGTACTCTGCGCTTGTCAATCCCCACCAAAAGCCCCCTTTGTGCCTCCCCAGGCGCCACCCCTTCCAGCGGGGATACAGAAGCAAGAGCCGAACTTGAGCCAGCGTTTGCTCAAGCTCTTGTCGCCATCACAGATGACGGAGACAATGCCATCCGGCAACTCAACGCCTGTATTGACGCCTACAACACCATCCAAACCATGAAGGTTGAACAATGAACTTATCCGATCACTTTACTTATGAAGAGCTGACTCACACCGACCACCGTGAGTTTGACAACACACCTAATGAGCAAGAACTTGAAAACCTTAAACGTCTGGCGGCATTCTTGGAAGAGGTTAAATCCGTCTTGGGTGGCAAGCCCATCATGGTCAACAGTGCTTTCAGATGCAAACAAGTCAATGATGCTGTGGGCAGTAAAGATAGTTCTCAGCATCGCATCGGCTGTGCTGCTGACATTCGTGTACCCGCTATGACCCCTGATGAGGTCGTCAAAGCCATCATTGCTTCTGACTTAGGGTATGACCAGGTGATACGTGAGTTTGACCGCTGGACGCATATCTCTGTGCCCAACACGGCAGATGCTGCCCCCCGTAAATCTAAGCTGATTATCGACAAGCAAGGAACCAGACTGTATGCCTAGAAAAAAATCCCCCAACCTGTCTGTTGGCAGAGGCGAGAAACTCTCCGTCAAGTCGGGCGGGGGATTGACTGCAAAAGGCAGAGCCAAGTACAACAAGGCCACCGGCAGTAAGTTAAAAGCCCCAACGAAATCTGGCCCTCGTCACAAAGCCTTTTGTGCCCGTTCTAAGAACTGGAAAGGCGAGAGAGGCAAGGCTGCTAGAAAGCGTTGGGGATGCCGTTAAGGCGCTGGAATCAGACCACCTTCAAAGAGGTAGGTTCCGAAGTGTCCTAACTCCACCCAGGGAGCAGCGTGTATCTTGATACCGTTGTCCCGGGCTAGGCGGCAGAAAGCATAGTCTTCTGACAACAGGCGCTCAGTCTCTGGCTCGATAAACACAGGGAAGTATTCGTAAATACGGTCTGCGCCCATCTGACCAGACGTATCACCCACATCATTGATGTAGCTCTTGACCACTGGTTGCAGCTTCTCAAACACTTCACGCTTAATCAACATAAAGCCCGTACCCCCGGCAAAGACCTCTATAGGCTCATTACGGGGCACAGTGACCTGTCCCTGGTAGTCAACCAGGTTAACCACCATCGAGCCTGTATAGTGCTTTAAATCGCCTACAGGGACGTTCTCGTGAGCAGCCCTGTTGACGTTAGCCCAGTTAATTTCCTTTTTAGGATAGATACCGCAGATGATGTCCTTGTCTGCTTGTAGCATGGACAGGACGTCATTAGGGTTGAACTTGATGTCAGCGTCTATGAACATCAGGTGTGTGCATTCAGGACGCTTCATAAAGACGTTAACCAAAGAGTTACGTGCTCTCTGTATCAAGCTCTCGTTAAACATGAAGGAGAAGGACAAGTCCACTCCCGCCTCACGTGCTAAGCCTGGCAGGAAAACCATGCTCTGTGTGTAGAACCCTGTACACATGCCCCCATACATCGGGGTGGTGATGAAGATGTGGGGTGTCATTGTGTAACGCCTTGGTCGGTCTTCATGATTTCCATCGCATCGCTGTAGCCAGAGGTGTAGGCAATGTTCCAGATTTCTTGCAAGCTCATGCTGATAAGGCGCTGAGAGTACTCGACAGCATTCTTACCCTTTTGTAAGGATTCTTGCGAAGGCTGGATTTGTTGTGGTTGTACTTGATCGGTCATGATATATCCTCTATTCTTAAAACATATTTATTAGTTCTTGTTGACTTACGCCAGCCATGAACATGGATTTTGATACCGGACTTGCGAACAGCGGCAACTGTATCGCTGTCCTGTATCTTTTTGATGCGGGTGCTAACCGCACTTGCAGTCACCTGCACAGCCAACACCTCGTTTTCCTTGATTGCCAGCAAGTCACACCAGCCCCACAGGTCTTGCCGTATACGGGCAAAAGGGTTCCAGTGTTCCACGATGGCCACCAAGTAGCCCTGCTCTCGCAAGTACTCCATGCTGCGCTGTGTAGGTGATGTCTTCTTAGCCATCAGAAAGGCACGTCCTCGTCATCATCACGGCGTCTGCCGTAGGTAGGACGAACTTCTGTTGGGCCTTTAGGAACCTCTCGTTGCTTCTTGCTCCAGTTGTCTTCTGACAGTGAGAGCAGGTCAAAGCCTCGGCTGGTGGGTTTCTTCCAGGCGGCGAGCTTGAGCTTCTCTCCGGCCTTGTAGTCCATCTCCAGCACGACAAAGCCTTTGAAGTCGGGTGCAGAGGGCGACTTGCGTTGCTCTTCTGCTTCCCAGTACATCACGCCCTTGCCTGGTTTTTCTTGATGCAAATTACTCATGTAGTGCCTTTCTGTAGTGATAACGGGCAAATGTTGACCCGCCTTGATTAACAGTCTCCGTAGAGATTCTGTGTCCGTTGCGGCGAAGCACCTCGATATGGGCTGCAAGCCGTGTGTCGTTAAAGAGCTGGTGTGACTCTCTCTGGGTGAGCGAGTTGCCATCTTGAAGGTACTTCAGAATTCTTGCTCGCTTGGTTCCGAAGTTGGAGAGATTGGGGACGGCTCCGGCTTTGGGTTTGTGGACACGCCAGCCTCCACAAGTAGCGCCCTAATCTTGATTTTCTGAGTGCTGTCTAAGCTGTCCAGCAAGTCTTGGTTAGAGGCTTTGAGGCCATCTAACTTCTCAGCCTTGACCTCTGCTGGTAGCTTGCTAGACAGGTGAATACGTGCCACCATGTCTACGTAGGCTTGTAGCCACTCTTCCTTGCTGTGAAAGGCTGAGTAGGGTTCATCATTGCCGGGAACGTAGAGCTTGAAAGCACCGTCAAGAACTTCAATCACGGGTGTGTCTACCCTCTCTGCAACGCCCATATCTTTTGCTGGTGCAGGCGTAAAGTCCTGAACTTCCTCTGGTGTGTAGACACCGACCACACAGCCGGGATAAACACTGCGGATACCCTCGGATACGACCCTGGCTCTGAGCATAGCGCGGGGATAGTTTCTCCAGTTATCTTTGTTGGCAATACCAATAGATTTTGCCTTTGCCAGTGTCCAGCTAACTTCAAGAGTTCCACCCTGAGGATGGCTGAATAAGCCCGAGACTTTCTCATCTGTGTATTCCTTCCACTCAACTCTACCCCCGGCTTGTTGGAAACGTGCCAGCATCGCATCTGCCTTTAAAGCAGGTCTGCCCTGGATGACATGGAAGTCACGCATGGCGACAGCAGGGTGTAGGTTCTCTGCTTGGCACAAGAGCATGATTGCCATCGCTTCTTGGCTGTTCTTGAACCCGAACATCTTGCTACCAGCAGCGACCTCTGCCATCTGCTGCATATCTTGGAATGGGACGATGTTGCTCATAAGAATCTTTCTACTAGAGTTAATGTTGTGTCTATGACAGATGTTGCTGCCATGATGTAAATTGCAATATCAAGGCTGTTCATGTCTTCACCTTAGGTTTGTTTTTAGCCCCGACAGGACGCCCCCGCTTGCGGCGAGGCTCCCCGTCAGAGATACGCCACCCCCACCTTGCTTGATCTACATCTAAGCGCAACTGGTTCACGATCTGTGTGAATTCCTCTAATGCTTTCCAGATTTGCTCTTTTTCTTTTTTAGAAATAAACATGGCTTAACCTTTCACCAGAAAGCGGCGTGACCCTGGTTGTTCGTATACAAACTTGGCATAGATGTCGGGCATAGCTTCCTGGAAGAGCTTGCTGTCAAACCTTTTGCTAGGTTTAGCGTTCTTCCATGTAGCCAGGACTTGCCCGTCAATGGTGGTCAGGCTGGCTTTGTCTGCCATATAGCCTTGTATAAGCGTCCGGAAAGCCTCTTCCCGGGCTTCTAGCGCCCTTATTTCGCTATTGATGAGGGCTAGGGTGCGACAAGCCTCTTCTACGCTCTGTGAGGCCAATTTAGAGTTGCCATCATCATGCTTGTACATGAGCTTAACTTGCTCTGTGGACTCTGGGGGCAGGGGCTGGCGGGTTTGTACTCGTGCCCAGACCTGCGCCATTGTTTGCACAAGCTCTAGTTTTTGTTCTTCGCCAATCGTAAAAGGACAGAGGAAGAATTCGCTGCCACCGAATAGCACAGCCAGATACACTTTCTCGCAGCCGAATACTGCTGCTTCGTGTACAAGCTGAGCCATGTCCGCAGCAGGGATGATTCCAGTGTCAGCGTCAAACTTATTGCGTGTCGCAGCGTTGTAGTTTTTACACTCGACCAAGATAGGTTTGCCATTTTCTTGTCCTACATAGTCAAAGTGAGATTTAAGCCAGGGTTCTGTTTTGTGGGTAAGACTGTCTTCAATCTTGTTGAGTTCTATACCCAGTTTG